GGCAATGCTAGAGTCATTAACAAAATACCAACTGCTTCTTCCAAGTATCCAAAGAAGAAGACAGGAGAAAAGTCTAAAGCAAATGTACTTAACTTGTCATTTGGTAAGATTGTTTCAGATACAAGTATCTTTGAAAAAGTACTTGAGACGCTGCTAGAAAGTAAGATATTACTTCTAGAGTCTAAAGGAATAGAAATAGACTTTCGTCTTAAATCTATAAGCATAAAGGATTGCTTACAGGAGGTAATAACCTTCCATAACAATTTAGTGGAACATAACAGAATTCCGTTTTGTTTCACGTTCTACAAAGAAGTGACTAGTTACTGTATACAGTTACTAGAAAGTCCTAAGTCAGAACACCCTAAGATAAAGACACCACGTATTTCTACGGGTCCTCTTGATAGGTGGCCTACCGCTTTTCAGCGGAGTAGACCGCTGTTCTTTAATGCTAGAGACAGAACTGATATTGGAAGCGTATGCGACCAAATAATCCGATCTCTCCTAAACGTCCACCGTATATGTGAGGATTTCAGTGACATTTCACTTGAATCCATCACCACTGTCCGTAAGCCAATAAATCCAGAATTTCTTCAGAAATTTGAGGCTTTTGTGATTGAGAAATTTCGCAAGCACAACATAAAAAAAGAGACAGAGTGGAATACCACTCTGAATATTGATTTATCGAAGAACGGACCTAACGGACTGATTAACAATCAATCGGCTGGTCTAGAGGCTTTGAAACTTCTAGAAACCAAGAGATTCTGGTTACCTTTTGAAAAATTATGCAAACTTACTTCCAACGAACCTTTATGTGAATTCACAAAAAGGCAAGCTGAAGTTCAAAGGAACATTTTCGAAAAGCAATTCATAGCTGAAGGTGTGAAGAAGAAAAGCCTGAAGGAGTATGTAAATACTCAACTAAGTACTGTCTTCTTAAGAAAACTGACATGTGTACCGGATTCGGGACACAAGTCTAGAACTATCGCCATTTCAGACTATTGGACTCAAACAATTCTTAGTCCGGTAGAACAACATCTTGTTCAAACCACTATGAAATTGTACCCAAATTCATGTGACTACTTTTCTCACCCTAAAGGATTCAATAGGGTGTTTAAAAGACTGAAAAGCAATGACCATTCTTACGACTGTAAGGACTGGACCGATTGTTTTCGCATCGAGCTACAAGAGATTGTATTTAGAAATAAATATTCTCCCGAAATAGCCGAAAGTTGGATGGAATTAGCTGTTAAATGCCCATGGAATGTGAAGAATTCAACACAAACTGTAAGGTATTCTGCTGGTCAAGGAATGGGAACTAGAGGATCTTTTCAGATTGCTCAGTTGACATCTTGTTTATTAATGGACTACATTTATGTAGAACACTATAAGAATCCAGATAACAGCACTCTATGGGCCGAAGTTGGGGATGACATGGTTTGCCATGATCCCGATGGACATATTCTAAAAGTTTATCAACAATTAGATATACCCATCAATTTAGTGAAAAGTAAAAAAGCTACAGATGAAAATCTATGCTTAGAATACGTATCACGAAATGTCAACTACGGGAGTGACGTTTCGCGCATTTCTGCACGGAATTGTATTGCCCTAGGAGATAACTTGTTAGATTTAGCAAGTCTCGTCCTACACATTTCTGAAAGAACGGATTCGTTCGATTTTGAAATGTTATTTGAAAAGTTACTAAGACTTGAAACAAAAACAGGAAAACCTAGATGGAAATTTCCATCATGGAGTATACTGTATCGCACTATAGTGGTCAACAATATTATTTATCCTGACGAATTGTTAGGATCCATTGTAATTCCGCTGTTCAGAGCACTCAGGGGAAGGGGATTCCTTTCTTCAGAGACTGATCTATTCGGTAAAATCAAAGTGAATGAAGATATTTCGACATTACTGAGATTAGCGGTACTTGAGCATATTTGCAATAGGCTAAGTAAAGCTGGAAATGAACTCAATGAGGCTCATATAAAGAGTGAAGGGAAACCTTTTCCTCCTATTGATCCATCCTTAGTAGATGCGATTGTAAGAAATGCAATGAGAAAAGAAGGTATGCCTTCTAAGTTCCCTTGGCATTTGTGTCCAAACATTGATAATGGACAAGCAGTTTATCACTACTTATTGGCATTATCTAACCAAAAGTACCACAAGTTTATTGCTGAATTTTTCGGTTCAGGAATACTTAACGGTAAAGACTACCTCTCTCTGAATGCAGAGGAGCGTAGTCTAATCTTGGTAGAACTTGAAAAAGAACTATCAAGGGTATTGATATCGATCACTCCTAAGCAAGTGTTCAGTAGAAGGGATTCCGACTACAACAAAGCTAGAATGAGGATCTCTTTTAGTTACAACTTGTTGAGACATTTCAAAACAGAAGTAACGAAAGACCAATTGTCTCTTAAGTTCGTTCCCGAACTTGAGACTTTTAAGGGGTTCGTGAGAGGATACTCTCATGACCCGATAAACATTGTTGCATATCAAAATCCTGAAAAGGAAGTTGGTAGTGCGCTGGCCCTAGTGCCAGACACAGAAGGACATAATTTATAAGACTTATAAA